ACAGAATGATGATGTGCATATAAGGAATACAACTTGTGTGCGTGTACTTAAGAATAGATTTGTAGGTATGACTGGCCCAGCTACATACTTATACTATGACAAGGATACTGGTAGGCTTAGTGAAACAGAGAAGCCAATGAGTAATGAATTAGATGAACTATAAACGAGGCGACAACAATGAAACGAAGATTGTTTTTAGATATAGAAACACCAATGATAACTGGTGGTACTTTACCAGATAAGATATTTCTTATCGTCTGTAAAGATACCGAGAGCAAACAGTTATTTACATTTACTGATGACAAGTTTGATGAGTTTAAAACTTTAGTCAGTAGCTACGATGAATTCGTAGGTCATAACATAATTGGTTTTGACGCACCAGTTATACACAAAGTGTTAGCCATTGACCTACATCAAGAGGGTAAAGTAATTGACACACTTATATTGTCTCGGTTATTTAATCCTGTTCGAGAGGGTGGACACTCTCTTAAATCGTGGGGAGAAACTTTAAGGTTCGACAAGTTAGACTTCAAAGATTTCTCTGCGTACTCTGATGAGATGCTAACTTACTGTATCAGAGATGTAGAAGTAACGGAAAAGGTTCTTACTTATTTGATAAGAAGATACCCCGACTTCTCAAAAGATGCAATTAGATTAGAGCATGATGTCTCTAGGATAATTACACAACAAGAAAGAAATGGTTTTCTTTTTGACTTAGGTAATGCTCACCTATTATTAGGTCAGCTTAGAGAGAAGATAAACGAAATAGAAATAAAAGTAAAGGAAAGATTTGTACCTTTACCTACCTTTGTTAGACAAGTTAAACCTCGCTATCGTAAAGATGGCACACTAAGTACGGTTGGACTGAAGAATAGTCTGGGACAGGGGTGGGAAAATACTACTGGAGAGTTCTCTTTGATTGAAATGAAAGAGTTTAATCTTGGTAGTCGACAACAGATAGGTAGATATCTACAATACTTTGGGTGGAAACCTACAAAGTTTACAGACAAGGGACATATAATTGTAGATGAAAAAGTTCTTGAAGGTATTAAAGATATACCAGAAGCAGAACTGATAAGAGATTTTCTCTTACTGCAAAAAAGAATAGCTCAAGTTAGTTCTTGGGTAGATGCAGTATCAGAAGATGGGAGAGTACACGGAAGAGTAATAACAAATGGTGCTATTACTGGTAGAATGAGCCATCAGTCGCCCAACATGGCTCAAGTTCCTGCAGTGTATTCTCCCTACGGAAAAGAATGCAGAGGATTATGGGTAGTACCAAGCGGATACAAACTAGTGGGAGTAGACGCAAGTGGTTTAGAATTAAGAATACTTTCTCACTACATGAACGATAAGGAATATATAGATGCTATCATTAATGGAGATATACACAGCACAAATCAAAATCTTGCAGGTCTTGGCACAAGAGACCAGGCAAAAACTTTCATCTATGCCTTCATTTATGGGGCAGGTGACGAAAAACTCGGAACTATCGTCGGCGGGAATAGAAGCGATGGGAAAAAGATTAAAGATAGATTTCTCAGAGGTACTCCAGCCCTTGCAAGCTTTAGACAAAGAGTGGGAAAAGCTACTGGAAAGGGTTGGCTCAGAGCAATCGACGGAAGAAGACTCATCATCAGAAACAGACACTCCGCAGTCAACACCTTAATACAAGGTGGTGGTGCTATCGTAATGAAGAAAGCACTAGTCTTACTTGATGATTATATAAGACAAAATAAATTAGAGGCTAGACCAGTTGCTAATGTTCACGATGAATTTCAATATGAGGTTCGTGAAGAACAAGCAGATGACTTTGGTAGACTCGCAGTTAATTCAATAGTAAACGCAGGTGTCGAACTTGGTATTCGATGCCCATTAAATGGAGAATATAAGAGTGGAAACAACTGGCAAGAAACACACTAAGACATTAGATACTTTAGTTGAAGATATCAATAGTGTATTAACAGATATATCATCAGGACTTAAGCCTGATGTAAAAGAAGAACAGATAGATAAGTTCTTAAACAATACTAAACTAGCCTTACTTGATTGGCTTGAGCCTCGTAAGAGTTCTGGCAAAGGATTGAGAATGTCTATCATTGGTAGACCTGCTCGTCAACTATGGTATGATAATCGTATTGAAAGAAAAGAAGAGAAACACGACCCTGCTACTCAATTAAAATTTTTGTATGGTCATGTGCTTGAACATCTATTACTATTTCTTGTTGAAGTATCTGGACATACAGTTACAGCACAACAAAAGAAAGTAAAAGTTGCAGATGTAGTTGGTCATATGGACTGTAAGATAGATGGTGAAGTTGTTGATGTCAAGTCAGCATCACCAATGTCATTTAAAAAATTCAAGACTGGAAGTCTATATGAGAATGACCCCTTTGGATATGTTGCTCAACTTGCAGGATATGAACACAATGAACCAACTAATAATGGTGGTTTGTTTGCAGTAGATAAATCATCAGGCGAGATTGCATTGTTTAGACCAGATGAACTAATGAAACCCAATGCAGAAGAATTAATTAAAAACTTAAAGGAGAAAATACAAAGTGAAGAACCACCTGAAAAATGTTATCAACCGATTCCACATGACAAGACAGGGAATTATAAACTTCCTGTGGGGTGCGTATACTGCTCTCATAAGTTTCATTGTCATAGTGATACTAATGAGGGTAGTGGACTTCGAGTATTTAAATATGCCAACTCTAATGTGTTCATGACTAAGGTAGTGAACACTCCAAAAGTAGAGGAGATAACTATCAATGAATAGAAAAAAAATAAAAGTATTAAGACGCAAAGCTAAACACATATTAGTTGAATGGTTAAAGTCTTTACTTCCAGAAGAAGAACAAGAGAAAGTTACTATCAATAATATTTTAGAGTTGATGCCAAAGCAAACGCATTACATACATGACTTTCAAATCTATCAAAGTGCTTGGTCATTTAAATGGGTAATGAAAAGATTAAAGAAGAATCCAGAATGGACTTTCAAAGAAATAAATGAAAGTGCAAGTCCAAGTGAACGACAATTAAGAAGAGAAAGAATGATTGAAGATGGCCCAGTACCGCTCTAAGTTTGAGAAGACTATTGTTACTGGTCTTCAAAAGAAAAAAATAAAATATAAGTATGAAGAATATGTTATTGATTTTGTACAACCAGCTATTGATAGGACATATCTTCCCGATTTATATTTTCCTAAGACAGATATCTTTGTAGAATTAAAAGGTGTTTTAAAACTAGAAGACAGAAAGAAACATTTGTGGATACAAGAACAGTCAGACTATGACATTCGTTTTTGTTTTATGAATGCAAATAATAAAATAAGAAAAGGTTCTAAGACAAGTTATATTAATTGGTGTGAAGCCAATAACTTTTTATGGTGCGACAAAGAAATACCTTTAGATTGGATGAAATAATGAAGATAACAAAAGACAATGCGTATATTATACTAACTCCTAACGTACCTGGTGATGGTGATGTTGGTTTAGAAATGATAAACTATACTGATGACCCTAATGTAGACACACTAGCTTATGGTATAAGGTGGTTAGTAACACAAAATCCAGAGCTTGTATACTACATAGGTGCAAGAGAAATGGAATACGAAGTAATTAAAAAAATAAAAGATGGAAAGGATACCCCAGACAATGACCCAAGTCTCCACTAAAAAACTAATAGAAAAAGCAAAGAGTATTGTCTCTACTGATAGAGAGAAAACACACGGAAACAAAAAGATTAATCACGATAATATAGCTAAGATGTGGTCGGCTTATCTTGATATACCAATGACTGGTCTTGATGTTGCATTAATGATGACCTTACTAAAGGTTGCAAGAACAAAAGCAGGCTCACATAACCCAGATGATTACATTGATATGGTTGGTTATAGTGCTATTGCTGGTGAGTTAGCGGAAGGAGAAAAATAATGTCTAACAATCAATTACCAACCACATACCAACAATTTATACATGCATCAAGGTATGCTAGATTTGTTGAAGAACATAAACGCAGAGAGTCTTGGAGTGAAACAGTCACACGATACTTTGACTTCATGCAAAAACATTTAAAAGAAAATAATAAATATAATCTACCTAAAGATTTACGAACCGAACTTGAAGATGCAGTATTAA